CCTGCGAGGGGTTTAGACTTATCTGACGACATTATACGAATATTTCCATTCTCGTCAAACCCAATTCTTTCTTTTGCCAAGAGAGACAACGGCTCTAATCCTGCAGCCACTATATTTTTTGATGCTAACTCTGATTTTAACTCGTTCATTGCATTTCTTTTGACTAGATCCTGTCGAATAGATTGCTCTGCTTTTAGCTTCTCCTCGTACTGATTTTTAATCTGAGCGATTATTTCTTCGTTACTGTTGTCGGCCTGTTCAACTGGTTTCTTTTGCAATGCTTCTAACTCTGACTTAAGACGCTCGTTTGTTTTGCGTCTACGCATAGCTTCCTCGTTTGAATCTACGAGCTTTTGATTAGTCTCTTTAAGCTGTTTGTTGAGATCAGCTATTAACTCATCTCGATTGTCCACAGTTTCCGTTTCGACTTGTGTTTCTTCTACTGCTTGTGCTTCTTCTGCCATAATATGCTTCCTTTGCGCTGTACCGTTTCGCTTAACAGGTTAGTTCCTGTCTAAATTACTAAGATTGGTACGGATCTTAATAATCTATAGTTTATATTCTTTCGGTTCGAGGTTATCCCATTCAAACGTAAGTTTTTTGTTTGTATCGATAGCAATCATTAATATTTCTATAGCATCCTCGGCTGATCCCATCGGTAAGATAGGTTCTTCGTCTAAGTTAAACTTTTTCATATACATATCTAAAACATCACTAAGAATTAGCATCAAAGTCCTCCAGTTTTTTCATAAACTCTCTGTAAAGATTGGGAAAATTCTTCTTTGCGTATGCGTTTGCTTCTGGACGGTTTTGTACTGCAAAAAGATTAGCAAATGCCTCTATTCTTCCATTTGGCGCATACTTCCAGTAAGATTTAGAGTGTCCAAACGTATTATAGTTTCTGCGAAAGTCTCCTTTTACAAAGCTATCAACTATGTCCGAAATATTATTAGCGCCATCAAAATTAAAGTTTCTTTGAGTGGTTTCGTATGTTGCACCTGATGGCATCGTTTTAGTGACCGTTGTAGTATTAAACAGTTCATCTTTTATTTCTAATAGCCGTTTGTTTTTCTTCTCCTTACTAACTCTGTAAACACCCAAAGCCGCACGATCTTTTTCCCATGCTTCTTTTAATCCTTGAGATGACCAAAACCCTGTTATAGTGGTTCCTCGACCTGTTTCTGGATTGACTTGTAACATAGCGTCAACGTGATGACCGTATTCGTGAGTCATTGTATCTTTTTGTAAACCAGACTCGATCTTTCTTTCACCAGAGTAATAAACGCCTTTTTTCGGAGCGCCCACTATTTTATTAGGTTTCGGCAGCTTATCGGCAACTCTAGCAGTTAATGGCGTTAAACCACTATTGAGCTTGCTGTTAAGTTCGTCCTTTGTAAATCCTTTAACTGTCATAACAGACGTAACATCTATTTTCGGCTTAGATGGTGGCTTTCTTGGCTTGGCTTTAGGTTTAACATCACCGCCATAAACCTTTGCCCATATTTCTTTTTCACGTTGTTCTAGCTCTTTTAGCGTAAATTCTCGGCCTTCTTTATCAACAAATCGCTCCATCGTTAGACCTTTACGGAATAATCGAGCCTTTTGTACGCCTAAAACATCATCTTGAAACTCTCTTGGTTGCTTTCGAAGCCATCCATCATAATTAAGTTCGCTTGATACCTGACCATTCATTGATGCCCTAGTTGATTTTACTGGCACTTCATCAGCCTTTATTCCTAATTGCCTGAGTGATTTAAGAACTGGAATAGTTGTCGATCTGCACCCTGCATGAGCAGGCGGTCTAGGCCCTTTGTTAAATGGATAGGTCTTTCCATCTCTTGCTCGGCAAATGGCTGTTGTTCTATTGTCTAAAGTTGCCACCCACTCAATCGCTTTGATAACAGATTTATTTCTTCGATAGCTTTCATTTCGAGCAATGTTTGATGTATGAGCTAAAGCCGTTCTGACAGCCGTTTCTGCTGCCCTTCGCGTTTGACCTTCCGATATATCTCTAATGTTTCTGACTATTTGATCTGTCGTTTGCCCTTCGACATATCCTTGCATGATGTTTTGCTTGATACGTCTGAACGCTCCATCCTCAAGACCTCTGTACCAATCTTTTAATAAAAGCCCTTGAAATGGCCTAGAGTTTACGGACGCATAAATCTGCTCTTCGCTTGGCGCTTCCCAATCTAGCTCAATCGGCACTAATCCATCGATAATCTTCTTTTG